AAATCTGGTACATATATTGTGTATCTGCCTGTGAGAGGATTTCTGTAAGGTATTCTCACTGCTTCACTGGCCCATTTGGCAATGGCAGGACTTTCATCACAAAACTTCATAAAAGCAAATTCCCAACTGGATCTATACAAAGGATCTTTGGTGCCCATGTACTTGTCAGGATTTTTTAAAGTAAATTTGCCTTGAGCAAAACGTCTAGGCATTGTATTATACCACGATGTTGCGTTTGTCAAACTGATTCTGTGTGTTTGGTACTTTGAATCCTAGTATGGAAATTTTTGATCTGTTCACATTCAATACTTCAGTCACAATGTTGCTCAGTTCTGCATCCGACAATCCTTTCAAAGTGTCCAGCAATCTAAAAACTGGCACAGAATCCAATCTAGCTTGTGAAAGTAATATGGTTGATATATTGGTAGCAGCTATTTTCTCAAATCCTCTTTTATCAAAAAATCCTATCACAGCATCTATCTCACCCGCTGGAAGACTGATTGGTTCAACAAAATATTTGTCAAAAAAAGTTTTTACTGGTTCAGCACTGTCTGTGCTTTCTATAGGAACGTTGCTAGAAACTGTTTTATTTTTTGCTTCAGCTATTTCTCTTGCATCGATTAGAGGTGTGCTGGCAATTTCTCTACCAAACAAAGTATCTTCTGTATTCACTTCTATTTCTGCCATATGTTATCTCGTTTTCTTTAATGTTGCACTAGTAACGTTGTTGCCTTGCGGAGTATTTTTAGGAAACACAGTGTTGGCTAAACCTCCGGCTCCACTTCTACCTATGGATTCAATACTGTCTTTTAGAATCTGATATCCTTCTTGACGCACACCTTCTTTGCTGAGTTTTTTAAAATTTCTTATTCTATTTGCAGTTTCTATTGCTGTTTTTAATAAACTGCCTTTTCCACGTCCAGATTCTATATCAGTGAATGCATCTCTATCTCCGTTCAATCCAAACATGTTTAGCGCTCCACCTAAAACTCCTCCGGTTCCAAATAAACTTCTGGTGCCACCTCCAGCCAAAGATAATGGGCTGGGAGATCTATCATAATGTCTAGTAGCAAATCCTTTAGGATTATTTCCAGCCTGCACAGGACCTCTGCTGTAGAAAACAGTTTCATATTCTATCGTCATCATATTGGAAACAGGATCAACACTGCTAGAGGACATTGTATCATGTTGCCAAGCAGTAATTATTGGATTGACTAAAGTGTAACAGGTATAACGTTTTCTAGCCATTTGATAGATTTGAATTGTTCTAAAAAAAGGGTTGAAGGAGTCATTGTCCAAACCAAACTTATAGGTGTTTGCTTCTGTGCCTCTCAATTGATTACCTCTGCTGTATTCTTTGGGTATGCTATCAAAAGCAACTCCTTTGGCATTTTTTTTCCCATAGTTGCCATCTTTAAAATAATATCTATAATACATTTCCCACATGGCAGTGGTTACGCCATAATTGTCATCGTGAAACACTATGTTTATGGGATCATACGTTATCTTGGTTTGAATTTTTCTTTTTTTGTTATATTGCTGTTTTGTTAAAGTGTCTATTTGAAATTTGGGTAGATCCACTGATTTCACCAGCATGTTTAGTTCTTCTTGTATGGTGCTGGAAAAATTAGGTATAATGGCTGCAGCATCTCTATTAATGTTAAAAGACACATGATACAGAAATTTTTGTTTTGGAGCCAATCTAAAACTATCATCAGTGAACAATCTTGCAGCATGTGCATAATCGGCTAGATTGCCTTTGGGGTTCAGTGTACTAGTGAACAAGTTGTCAAGAAAACCTTTTAAGAATTTTGCCATACTAATATTTATGTGTTGTAAATCTATGCTGCTAAAATAAAAAAAGGGGCCATTTAGACCCCTTTTTGCAATGTTTTTAAGGATTTAATTATTGTCCACCGCCTGTGGCTAAAGTATTAAGTGTACGACCCACTGAGGTTCCAATACCTGTGCCTTGTGGAGTTTGAATAGCGTTATCATATGCTATGCCCAGCGCCACTGTGACTACACCGTTGGTTTCATATGCAAGTGTGTTGTAGTTTGCACCTGTTAGATAGCAACCATACAGTTCAAAAGTCTCCAGTATGTTGGCAGCGTTGGCTCCATTGCCACCATCTAATATTTCAATTCTAGTTAAAAATTTATAATCAGATCCTGAAGCAGCAGCTGACTGTTCGTAGAAATCAAATTGTTTCTGCAACTGTTCACCCACTAATTTTTGCACATTGTTGCTGACGTCTTCTCTAAGATTCAATGTGATTTCTTCCCAAGTGTGTTTGCCTGCCAAATAAACTTTTGAGTTGTACACGTCCAAGGTGATTTTTTCAAAAGTAACATTGGGTCTAGTTACATCAATCACTTGTTTGGTCAATTCAGTGGTGGGAGTTGACACACCAAAGTTTTCTAAAGATACTCTGAAACGATACTGCAGTTTTGGCATCAACAAGCCTTGATTGCCTGCACTTGCGTTGCTGGCCAAAGGTACTGTCAATTTAGATAGTGTAGATATACTCATTGTTTCTCCTTGCTAGTATTTATATGTTATAAACCTGCTATTTCTCCTGTGTTTTTCAAACGTAATGGTATGTAGATAAACTCCACTGCTTTGACTGGTTCAATAGCTATGTCCAAATACAATTCATTGCGATCTATTCTGGCTGGGAAATTGTTGGACTCATCACACACTACAATGTAATCATACAATGCTCTTTGACCAACCAGCTCTAGCAATAAACTTTCTGCTGCTTGTTTGATTTCATCTCTTGTGATTTTGTCGTTAGGTTCAAACACATAAGGTTTGGCCAATCTATTCAATTGACCTCTTAAATAAATCACCAATCGTGCCACGTTGATTCTGTCCAATGCTGAAGCATTTCTAGCTCTGGTTTTTTGCCCGTAATTCACAATGCCTGCGCCTGTGATTACTGTGATAGGGTTTACATTAGAAGTGTACAATGTGTCTCTTTGACCTTCATTCAATGCTGTGGCCACAAATTCTCCTTCTGCGCTCACATATCCCACAGATGAAGCATTAGTAATTCCGCCTCGTCTTGTGCCTGCAGGTGCAAACCAAGGATAAGAAACTTGGTCACTCAATGCTATGGTTCTTAACATCATATGACTTGGTGGTACCACAACATCATTGCCAAAGTTATCACTGGTAAATCCTGATGGATAAAATACTCCCAAATATTCATCTCTAGAAGTTAGTCCTTCGTCACTGTCTTGCACTGCAAGATTCACGTTGGTAGCCCATTCGTTTAATGAAGTGGCATCTGGAGTCAATCTAAAAGGAGCGTCTCCTATAATGAAAGCAGTCAAACCTCTGTCGTAGTTTAACGAAATCATTTCACCAATCAATTCAGGGTAACCTGGACAAGCCATTAAATTGAACACTCTTGTGGCATCATCTCTGATTTCATCATTGCTGTTGACCAATGCTTGTAAAGCCTGCACCACAACTTTGCGTTGTGCTTGTCTGCCAAAATTACCTGCGCCATTTTCTTTGTTGCCTGATTCTGTCTTCCATCTGTGCGGAAAATAAGAAGTCATAGATTGATTTAAATATCTTGTGTTTTGGGCATTTGTGTCTATGTAATTTCTCACAAATTTTTTCACATTAAAACCACTTCTGCGAGTGTTGAACAACAACATGCCTTGTGGATAAAGATCTGGATCTGGAGCATCTGGATCAAGGAAGTCGCTCGATAGCAATTCAACTATGGTGCTATCAGGAGCTTCATCAGTGGTTCCACCAGTGGTTCCATATCTAGCGTCAGCAAATAATATGCCGTCTTCGGTGGTTTGATCTGTGAGGTCTACCGGTACCCATTCATCGTTTATGCCGTCTCTTTTGTATAATTGAGGATAATTTTCTGTGTCACTGGAATCAATCCAAAGATCTCCGTTGACTAAAGCAGTGTCGTCACTTTGTGTTGTGGGTTCAGTGGCTCTCACTTGAGGACCATTGGGATCAGTGTTGGGATATGCATTCAAATAGCCTACCCAAGTGGTACCATCGTGCACCATAATGTCTGCTTCATCCATCACAGAATTGTACCATAGTCTGCCATCAGCAGCTAAACTGGTCACTTCATTAGCACTGGCAACTTTTGCCAAGATTTCCCAATTAGAAGCTCTATACCCATCAGTGTCATCGTCATAATTTTCAAAAAAGAAATCAGCGCTGTTTTCATCCAATCCAAGTGTGTTGTTTAAAAAAGTTTTAGAAGCGAGGTTCAAAGGCTTGATTATAAAATCTCCTCCCGCATCATGCGTGATAACCACTCTGCCTTGAGTGTCTACTGCAGCCGACAAGTGAGTAAAAGCTTCTGCATTGATAGCAGCAGCAATTTTATCTCGCACAGTCACAGCTGAATCACCATTAGTAATAGAAATTTCTACAGCGCCAGGAGTTGGTTCATGCAAATTATCATTGCCTGCTTCAGTTTCTGAAATTGTATATGTGTACACGGCAGTAGATGTTGCTGCTGCTGTGATAGCACTTGTTTTTATCTGTGTTGGAGTAGTTTTGTTTCTTCTTTTGATCACAAAATACACTGGACTAGTGGCTGTTTTTTGATAAGCATGCACATACAAACTGCCCACTGCTATGCTAGTGCCACCGTTGTTTTGATCTAATCCGTAAATGGCTGCTTCTTGTGTTAGAAACAAAGGAGCTGGTATGGTTTCCCACAGCTTTGTTGTGGCATTGAATCTTTTTACTTTGTAATCTGCTCCAGCATTTGCACTGGTGATTTTGATCCATAAACTTCCAGTCACTGCTGTGCCAGGATTGTTCTTCCACTGAGGAACTTGAGTGTGTTTAGAAATTTGTAATAATGGAGATCCAGCCCAAGCATCATTCCAATCCTGAGTGCCTACTTGCACCCAATCGTTGTTTGAATTTTTATAAAACAACACATTTCCCACCACTTCTGTGATGGCCACTATGGCATATTGTCCTATGGTGCCCACTGCTGATTTTGGAATAAAATTTACCAAATCAATCAGTTGCGATTCGTCTGTGATTACCAATGGTATCTTGTTGGAAAAAATTTTATCTGTTTCGTTCCACTCAAATATTCCAAAAGTGCTGGCTGCGGTATCAAACCAATAAGTGCCAGATGGTGGTGTGTTTACCGGCTCAGATGCTGTGGCTTCTAATTCGCTTAAATTAACATCAGCTCTCACCACGTAAGCGGCACTGGCCACTCCTAGATAACTGTATGCTGCTTGCAGTCCATATTCATTCAATTCGCCTGCATGCACAGGATTGTTATTGGTACCAGTTTTGAAAATAGGATCACCGTAAAGTTCAGCAAGTTCTCTTTGTGAAGTTACAAGTTTAACTTTGCCAGCTTCTGACTTTCTTGTGCCTTGTGCTGTGCCATTGCCTGCTGAATTAGTTTTGTCCTCAGCAGTAACCACAAATATCATTGGCACCGTGCCTGGTGCGGCTGGTGTATAAAAACTTTCGTCTATTACTTGGACATCTACGCCCGGTGATATTAATTGTGCCATATTGTTTTCTCCTATCTATGACTAGTTGAATGTATTTATTCTAGACTTCAAAAAACGCACCTAATTAAACCCAACAAAAAGGGCCTAAAAAGGGCAGCTAAATAGGGTATGAGACCTTTGTGCAAAACCTGTAAACAACGCCCGTGTGCTGTGAATTATCACAAAGCAAACAAGGTATTTTACAGAAGCCAGTGTGAGTTGTGTGTGCGTTACAAAGGCAAATCCATGGGTCAGCCCAAATGGCAGCAGTCAGGGTATGTCAAAAAAAACGAATGCGATAAATGCGCATATAAAAGCCGACATGCTCAACAATTCAATGTGTTCCATGTGGATGGCAATCTCAACAACTGTAGGTTCAGCAATTTAAAAACGGTGTGTGCCAATTGTCAAAGAGTGCTGCAAGCACAAGGCATCAAATGGGTGCAAGGAGACCTTGTACCTGATTTCTAAGATCCTGCACAGTGCTGTTGTTGGTTAACTCTGCGTCAAACTGACATCTAGCCCAAGCCCATTCACTAGCGTGTATGTCTTTGGGTTCTACTCCCACATCTTGATATATTTTAAACCACAGTGGCAAAGTGCCTCTTTTTACCCACCACACTTGACCACCCACAGTTTTAATCATGTCAGCTTCATTCACAAAACGCACATCTGGAATCACCCAGTTGACTTGGGGATTGTCCATGATCTTTTTTTTGGCCAAACTGACCCATATGC